TCGGTCAGGTCGACCGAGAGCGTATCGGCGGTGTCGGGATCGACGTGGCTCGGCAATGTCGCGGTGAGAACGCCCTGGCGCGCGCCTCGGTAGATCGTGCCGGCCAGCGCGTAGGTGTTGCCATCGCTCGACACCCAGACCTGGCAGCCGCCCCAGTTGGCGCCGCCCGAGGCGATCAGCCAGACTTCGAGGTCGCCGCCCGACAAACCCGCTGGCGGCTCGAAGATGATCGGCGCGTTGGTGTTGCCGGGAGCGACCAGCATGTTGAAGCCGGACCCGGCCGTCGTCAGCTTCGGATAAAGCGTGGCGGTGCCGACCCCGATCGGGGTGATGGTTCCGGGCATCTAATTCACCGGCGGCACTAATTGACGTACTTCAGCGGCACCCGCACGAGACCGCGTCCTTTCGGCCATATCCGCCGCGCGTTCTGTCCATTGACATCGATCATCCACGTATCGTCGTGGTTGGTGTCGTAGATGATCCGTTGTCCGTCCGGCAACCAGGCGGGATTGTCGGCGGCAATGCAATCCGAGGGACGAAGCGCTTCGACGGCGGCCCGGCTCGTCACCGGTTTGCATGCCGTCACCGTGCGGCGTGCTCCGCCATTTGCGGCGATGACGGCGATATTGCGGTGGCCCCAGGTGAACGGTGACTGCGTTAGCCCCGCCGCCCCCTGATCCGACTCCTTGCCGCTGAAAAAAGCCACCATCGTTTCGTCCGGCGAGATACTGGACGCGTTGGCATCCGGGTAATCGGCGTCGCCGAGGAAGGTCAGCTGCTTCGCCCCGCTGCCGTCCGTGTTGATGCGCCATATTTCCCGGTGATAGGGGTTGTCGGTTTCGACCGTGTACGTGGCCCAGGTGCCGGAGAGCGCAAGGGACGGCTGTGACGGACGCATTTCGCTCGCCACCAATTGCGATGGGTTCGATCCGTCGCCGTGCATTGTCCAGATGCTGGTGAGCCCTTGTGCGGTCATCATCTGGAACAGAATGAGGCCTCCTCGGGCCTGCTGCGGCATGAGCGGCATCCTCGCGGCGCTGGTGTCGAGTTGGCCAATCTGGCGTGGGTTGCCGCCGCTTTCGTCCATGATCCAGATCTGCGGAGAGCCGCTTCTCTGCGAGACGAAGAGAATATGCCCATCGGGGGTCCAATTCGGTGAGACGCCATCGTTGGTGAGGAGCGTTTTGCCGCCACCGCTGGTCTGCGCCACGTATATGGAGCCCTTCTTCAGGTCGTGAAATTCCGCGTCACTTATCAAGAGACGGCTACGCTGAATCGGATCGGCACCGGCCGGTGCTTTGCTCACCGTCTCGCTCACCGAGGCTGAATGCACCGGCGCGACCGGCACGGATTGTCCGGCGCAGGCGACGAGCAGGATCAGTGCTGTGGGCGAGAACAGCGCGCGGCCTCGATTCCGCATTTCGTTGCACCCCTGCGGCGAAATTCTCATGGCGTGATGCCGGGGATTTCTTCGGCGGTCAACGTCAACTCGCCATTGTCGTCCTCGTCGATCTGGGTGATCCGCACCGCCGCGCCGGAGAGGCCCAGCGTCGCGTCGGTCAAGAGCACGATGTCCATCGGCTCCAACAGCGAGTAACGCCAGCCGAGCTTCCATTTGTACGTATTGCGGATATAGGCCTTGCGCTGCAGCTGGAGCTGCGCCGAGACCGTCGCGCTCGTCTTGTTGGTGAATTCATGCGCCTGGATCGACGGCTCGGACCGGAGCCCATACTGGTCGATGAGGTCCTGGTCCCACACCGGGAGGATCTGAGGGTTATAGTGGTTGGAGCTGTCCATGTATTCGACGCTGAGCCAGTTGGTCGCGCTCGCCGGGTCGCTGCGGGTCAGCATGACCGGGTCGCTGCCGCCGCCAAAATCGAGGAAGTCAGAATCGACGAGGCTGTACTGCCAGCTCAGGTTGGGCGTCCAGCTGGCGCCGTTCGCACTGAGCGCAACGTCGCCGTAGGGGATGATCTTCAAGAGGCTGCCCGACCACACCACCGCGGCGACGGCAACCTGGGCGATCTCCTCGAGCCAGCGTGCGCAGGGCTGCTGCCGGTCAATGAGCAATGACATCGCGAGCTGCGCCGCCTGGCAGTACGTGGCGAAATCGGCGATCGAACCGGATTGATCGAGGTTGGCCGCCGGAAAGCCGGCGCCGTAGCGCGTATTGATCAACAGATCGGTGACGATCGAGGCCGGGTTCGCATCCCCTGGGTAGAGCGATCCGACCGTGCCGACCGCGAACCCGGTAATCTCGGCCGAGAAATTCGGCAGAGCCGGGGTCGACCCCAACTGCAGCGGCGTGCCGGTGACGTAAGAGGTGCCGGAATAGCCGAGAACCGGGCTGTTGGTGTCGCTGCTGACAAACACCGGGTCGGCCGCCTGGCCGTCATTGCCCGCATAGAAATTCACCCCGACCTTGTCGAAGCCGGCGACCGATCCGTTTGCCCAGACGCGGTTGACATTGGGCGGGCCGCCGGGGGGCAGGAAGCCGTTCGGCGCCCCGGTGTCCCCGACCGGTCCCTGGCATAGCCCGAACGCGACGTCGACCGAATAATTGGCGTTCGAGCCCTTCTTGCCGCCCGAGCTGCCGAGCCCCTTGCCACCCTTGCCGGTGCTGCCGAAGCCTTGCTGGCCCCAGAACTCGATCAGGTTGATCGAGACCCGCTGGGTCCCATAGCAGATCGGCACCGGGCTGCCGCCCTGGCTGGTATTGTAGCGCAACGACGCGATCGTCGCGGGCCTGAAGGCGTTGCTGAACGGGGTCGGGCCGCCGCCCTTGCCACCCGGAAAATCGCCGCCGTCAGGCATGGGATTTCACAATGAGACAGCGAGGCAATGAGGATGGAGTTTCCGTGCGTGCCCGGTATCGGCATTGACCTGCTCCGGTGGAAGGATCGGACACGAAGCGATGGATAAATCTCACTTCTCACTGCCTCATTGTGAAAAGGGACTGAAGAACCGCACCGGGCGGTCCTTCAGCGGGTGCAGCATCGCGTCGCCCCACACGACGCCGATCGCCCAATAGGCGTGAACCAGGCGCGGCCACTCGACGACGATCGCGCCGTGCGAAAAGGTGCGGCCAAACTGGAACAGCGCGATATCGCCGGGAAGCGGAGGCCCGCCGATCGGCCGTGCGTAGCCGAGTAGCCCCTCCATGTAGCGTTCGGCATCGCGGTGCAAGTGCCAGTCCGGCACATAGAACGGCGGCTCGACATGCGGGGCAGCGCCGGCGCGCTCGTACACCTCGGCCAACAGCATCAGACAGTCGACCCCGGCACCCTTGACCCGCGCGGCGTGGTGGAACGGGGTGCCGATCCAGGTCAGGGCTTCGGCGATGACGGCCTCTCGTAGGGTGTCGCTCATCGGCGCCGACCGCGCCCGAGGGCCAGCGCCACCGCCGCGACGATCAGCGCCATCAGCAGCCAGCCGATCGCCTGGCTGACATGCGGGTCGAACACGACGCCCACCACGGTCAGACCGCTACTTCCGGCGGCGGGATGTAGGGGAAGCCGCCGAAGCGCAGCAGGTTCTGGAAGGTCGCGTTGCAAGTTGCGGTGGTGTGGTCGCAACCCGGGAGCAGCGTGAAGGTGTCGCCGATCGCGATCGTAAAGAGGAATGCCTTGAACAGCCCGATCTGCGAGCCGTTGCCGAGATTGGCGATCGTGCGGCTGTAGCCGGTGTTGGCGCCGGTCGCGCCGGTGATCGTCCCCTCATTGTAGAGGGTCGGCACCGTCGCCGTGCAGGTGATCAACCCCTGAGTCGTGCCAGCGGCGGTAGTGATCGTCGCCTGGCCGTTGCCGGTCGCGGTGCCGAGCGTGTTCTTGCCGGCGACCCGGTCATACCCGCACATCGCATCGCCGAAGATGTGGGTGCAGGCGGCGCCATAGAGCCGGCGCGGCATCTGCTGGAGGCTCAAGAGGTTCATCAGCGACTTCACTTTGACCGCAATCTTCGAGCGCCCGACATCGCATTCCGCGACCCGGCCGTAGAACCACAGAAGCGTGCCGAGGCTGGTGTCGAGAGCGCCCGAGCCCGCGGCTTGCGGCGGGGCGAACAGGCGGTCGAGCTCGATTGCCGCGCCGTCGAAGATGCCGAGCCGCACCGCCTCGGCGATCGGGAAGGCGCCGACCAAATCGTTTGTGCCGGCGATGATCTCGATGTCGAGCTCGGCCGGCTGGACGCCGATCTTGGTGGTGACCTTCGAGCGCCCGAAGCGCGGACCCAACGTAAAGGTATGCTGTGCCCCATGGTTGAAACTGCCCACCGGGAACCCGGCAGAGGGGATGGTCAGCGCCGTGTCGCCGCCCGACCAGCGCAATACCTCACCCGAGGTCAGCGCACAGGTGTAGAGATCAACCTGCACGACAGCGAGGTTCGAGGCGCTATTCAGGTAATTGGTCAACGCCGTCGATGCGGGCCTCATATCGAAGCTCCGACAAATGCGGCCGCTGGACCGATCCAATCGCCGGCATAGCGGCAGCCATCCGGGCAACGCGCGCTGCTGCGCAGGCAATCGTAGAGCAGCCGGCTCGCATTCACCGGGCAGTATGGCTTCTCGGCCTGCGCGATTTCCTGGGCGCGGCGGCGGATCAAATCAAAATCGTCGGCCGCAAAACCTCGCGCACTCATGGCAACACCGATTGCAGCTTGACCTGCTTCAACGACCAGAGCTGGTACATGAAGTTCTCGAATTCGGCGGTGTCGTCGGCAAACCGCACCCGGAAGTAATAGGTGAAGTCCGCACTGATCGCCTGGCCGCTCGGCGGCGGCGCCGTGAAGGTAATAAGGCCGGTCGCCGCGTCGACCGTGTACCCCGACGACGATTGCAGGACGCCGTTGAAATAGATCGCGCTGACCAGGTTCGGCGCGACGATCGGCTCGCTGAAGCCGCCGAAATTCCGAACCAGCTGGAACACCGTCGTGCTCGAATTGCCGGTGCCGATCGCTTGCGCGAGGACGGCGTCGTCGGTCGGATCGTCGAACAGGAACGGCGCAAAGGCGCCCTGCTGCTGCAGAAAGAACCCGGCGAGCGTGCGCAGCTCGTCAAACCCGGCGCCGAGGCCGCTTGGCCCCCGCGTGTCATGCTTGTCGCGCAGGATTTCGTATGTCAGCGTGAAGGTCCAGATCGGGTTGAGCTGGTCGGCGATGCGCAGCTCGCGCCCGGATATCGCCTTCTGCGTCCGGGTGGCAAAGCGCGGCGCCTTCGACACCGACCATCCAAGGCCGGGAAGGGCTGGGAAAATCGCGGTCACGGAGCCTCGTCAGATCGTGCGGGGGGTCAGCGCGTTCGAGCGCAGCATGTTGCGCACGACCCCGGGATTGCGCGCCATCAGCCCGGTAAACCAGCGCTCGACCGCCGGGCCGTCCGAGGGTCCGTGGAAATGCAGGTGCATGTCGCTCCCTCCAGCTCCATTTGGGCCGCCCTGCGCGATCATGCTCTGGAGTCCTTCGCTGAGCGGGGCCGGCAGCACCATTTCGCGCGAATGCAATAACGCCGGGGTCGCGCCGGCAAAACTCGGCAACGCCCAGCCGCC